CTTGCAGGTAGAGTTGATTGTATAGCAGAGTATGAAGGCGAGTTAGCAGTCATAGATTTTAAGACATCTGAAAAGATTAAACCTGAGAAATGGTTGGAAAACTATTTTGTTCAGGAGACTTTCTATGCTGCTGCTTACTACGAACTAACAGGTATCTCTGTCAAGAAACTTATCACCCTTATGGTAACACCAGCAGGTGAAGTAAAAGTATTTGACAAAAGGAATAAAGGGGATTATATTAAACTTCTAGTTCGTTATATAAAAGAATTTGTTAATCACAATACTGGGGCAGAAGAAAGTGAATGAGTTAGAAAAAGCATTGCAAAGCAAGTTCTTTTCTTCTGCAGGTTTTGCACAAGAGATTGAGACTTTAGTGCAAGTAAATAAGGATATGAATTATATCGATGCCATTATTCATTTCTGTGATAAGAATGGTATTGATGTAGAATCTGTTCCTAAACTTATTCCTAAACCATTAAAAGAAAAAATTAAATACGAAGCACAAGAATTAAATTTTCTAAAGAGAAGTTCCAGAGCAAAGTTACCTATTTGAAATGATGCCAGCTGATGCATATCGTTGTTATTTGTCATTAAAAAATCACTTTACTAAACCTAAGTACGATTACCATAAGTATCGTGGTAAAGTCAGAGCAACTAATCAAGCTTTCTATAAGAGAAAGGATAGGTTTTGGTTTGAGAAGTTTGCAAGAAAGAAGAATGATAAGGAAGTAGAGGAATTTTTTGTATCTAACTTTATTAGTACTGCCGATCCTGGTACGATGTGGATAGGTGATATGATAAAGAATGGAGAAGCAAGATATATTGACTGGAAGAAGAAGGTGCAGTCATTAACATATACATTTAAGCAAGAATCTAAAGAACTTTTTAGTAAAGATAAGATTGATGAGGTATTTGATTGCTCTAAAGGACATCCACCTATATTAAAGAGTTACCTTAGAGGTAATACTTCACTTGAAACTCTGGTAATATGTGATAGAATAGTAGGATATAGAGAAAGGTTTGATAGGAAATTGAAAGACCCAGTATGGGAAACCGTCAGTTTAAAGATTAAAAAGTACACACCTTTCCTAAATATAGATGTACCCCGTTACAAAAAAATCTTGAAAGAAATTGTCTTATGAGTTTTTTCAAATCAGATGTTGTCCGTGCTGAAATGGCAGAGATTAGTGAACTCCAAGAGGAGGTCTATAGTAATGTCTTTAAGTTTCAGAACATGTCTTCTGTAGATAAGAAGTACCACATTGAAATTTTAGAAAGGTTGATGGAGAAACAGCAAGTGATGTACACACGTCTCTCACTTTCTGATGATCCAGATGCCAAAGTAATGAAGAAGCAGATTGAAGAATCTGCAGTCATGATGGGTCTTCCTAAAAATGCTAATATGAATCAGGTGTTCAAGGACATGACCAAGATGGTTGAGATTATGAAAAACCAACTTGACAAAGATTCTCTTTCTTGATAAAGTAACTTAGTACATAAAAGCCAAATCTAAAAACAAATCTAATGTCATTCAGCGACTTAAAAAAGCAGTCCTCTCTAGGGTCTTTAACTCAAAAGTTGGTTAAGGAAGTGGAGAAGATGAATACTCAAGGTGGAGGTGCTGATGAGCGTCTCTGGAAACCTGAAGTAGACAAAACAGGTAACGGTTATGCTGTTATCCGTTTCTTACCAGCACCAGAGGGAGAAGACATCCCTTGGGCAAAGATGTATTCTCATGCATTTCAAGGACCAGGTGGTTGGTATATTGAAAACTCTTTGACCACAACAGGTGGCAAGGATCCTGTGTCAGAGCACAATCGTGAACTCTGGAACAGTGGTAATGAGTCCGATAAGGATGTTGTTCGTAGACAGAAGCGTAAGCTTTCTTACTATGCAAACATCTATGTAGTAAAAGATCCTACCAATCCTCAGAACGAGGGTGGAGTATTCCTCTACAAGTTTGGTAAGAAGATCTTTGATAAGGTTATGGAAGCAATGCAGCCTGAGTTTGAGGATGAAACTCCAATCAATCCTTTTGACTTCTGGCAAGGTGCAAACTTCAAGTTGAAGATTGTGAAGAAGGATGGTTACTGGAACTATGATAAGTCAGAGTTCGATGTAGTATCTCCTCTTTTAGAAGATGATGATGCACTTGAAGCATTGTGGAAGAAGCAGTATTCTCTTGCTGCTGTTACTGCACCAGACCAATTCAAGTCATATGATGACCTGAAGAAGCGTTTGGATTATGTCTTAGGACATAAGCAACCAGCACGTCGTGTATTCGATGAGGAGGTTACTGATGAGGATAACAGTCGTGGTTCATTTAAACCAGACTTCAATACTCGTAAGGAACCAGTAGCTGCTGCTCCTGTAGCATCTGCATCCTCAGATGAAGATGATGCACTAAGTTATTTTCAACAACTTGCTGATGAATAACTAAGAGTAAAGTTTAATATTTTCTGCTCGTTTAAGGGTTTCAGTCACATACTGACTGGAACCTTTTTTATATGTCATGATTTCAACCATGTCATCTTTTACTACGTTAATATATCTTGGTTTAAGTAGGAATATATTTCTTTTTGCATCTTCTATTTGTGATTCATATTCATAGTTGGTTACTGGAGTTGTAATATCTTCTGCTTTTGTCATACCATCTATAAAGAAATCATAGAATGTAACTCCTATACCTGCAGCTGCGGTAAGACCTGCTGGAACAATTACTGCACCTGAAGCATTCTTTATTTCCTTTGTTTCGTTATGGTGAACACCATTATATAACCAATCGTATGCAGATGTATATGGTGATGGAAAGATACTATATTTGTCTAAAAGATATCTATCAAAATCTTGTTGCTGCATCGGCCACTCAGTTTGTATGTTAAGAATATTATTACACTGGAGAACTAACCAATCTAAAGATGAATTTTTATAGAAATCAAATGCAACATTATCTGGTCTATCATTACCTTTGATTTCATACTTGGTAAAGATTGTAGTGTCTTGGAAAATATCTTCTCTAAGATAACCTTTCTTAAAAAGATTTTTTACTTTAATGTAGTCAGAGATTCCTGAGTCAGGAAGTCTACTAACATAATCGAAGTCTGGAACTTGTTTAAAATAATTTGACATTTTAGTAACCTACAGATCTGTCGCCGTCTTGTGGGAAGTCATCACTAAATACTGGTTCGAGTTCTGTGAATGACATACTTATTGAGTATGATTGCATTGAACCATCTTCATATACTGCATAGTTATTGTTTGGTGTATACTGAACACCAAATGTTTGCAATGCACATTCCTTAAATTTATTTAAGAATCTATGCTGGTCTGCACCCTTACGTAGGTATTGCATCTGGAATGTGTAAGGTGATTTAAGAAATAAATTAGAGTCAGTTCTTATAGGTGCCATTCCTTGCTTAAAAAATCTAAGAATTTTTACAATGGTTGATGCTTCACCTGAATTTCTGGGTGATAATAAAAAGGTAAAACTAAAGGGACGTAATGCAGGACCATTAAATAGCAGTTCCATATTAGGATTCAATACTTGTCCAGTGCTTCTAGCCAGTAATGCATTTGGATTACCTCCTGTTGCAGAACCAACCAAAGCATTTTTAATTGCCTCTTTTACTGCAGGAGTTTGTGTACTTAATGAGTCTATAGTTTTCTCCATACTACCTTCAGCACCTTTATCTCCCAGTAGTTCTTTTCCAATATTAGCTGCTGCCATTTGTGCTGCACTCATACTATTGGAACCCCAATCTACAGTAGTGGAGTCTGCAATACCAGAAGGTATAGGAAGAATAACACTACCAATAATTTTTCTATTTTTCTTTCTTGCTTCACCAGTTGAACCAAAGTTACCACTCTCTGCTCCTCCTGACGCAGAAGGAACATATTCCATCATATTAAATTTGATTACATCTTGACCATTAGACCTAATAGCAGCAGGGAATACTAATGGATTTCCTGATCCTCCAAAACTGGTACGGGTACCTTTGGTGAATAGATTCAGAACTGAACCTAAGACACTTCCTGCATTTGATGATGTTGTTGAATCTCCTGATGCTTCTTCTGCTGCTGATTGATTGGTTCCGAATAATGCTTGTGTTTGCTCTGCTGCTGTTCTATAACTTCCTGTTTCTACTGCGATTGCTTTGACAGTTGTGGTCATTGCAGCTTGTCTTGCTGCTGTTGTACCTTCATCTGAATTAAAAAAATTAAGTTCGGAGTTTGTACCAGATGGATCTCCAAAAGAACCTACAAATGTTTTAGTATTTTTATCTATAGTTCCTATTTCATGGGATACCAACATATCTGCACCCAAGTCTCCTGTAGAGGTACCAGATACCGTACCTAATCTCATTACTCTGATATTACCAGTTGTTTTATCAGTTAGAGTATAATATTTCCCTGGTAGGTCTCCACATTTAAATTGATCTTTGACTGCGGAACTACCGTACGAGTCATTGAGTGCGAGTGTTGTCATTACAACAATTTTTTAACTATTTAGCGAGGATTGAGAATGAATTTACCATAAGGTATAGAAAGGAGGTCATCAAGCTCATTTCGTTGAACAATATAGAGTTGTCCTGCAAGTTCATTCCATGTGTAGTTTCTTGATTTTCTCCAGTGAAAGTTAAGACCTTTGAATCCCCATCTCTCTAATGAAGTACATGCAATCAAAGGATGTTGGTCATAAGTTTCACCAGGAGTCTTAGCATTATATACAAAGGTATAGAAATTACCTACTTCAGGAATAGGAGTTACTGTTTCATTTAGAACTTCCATAATCTCCAGCATCATTTCTTCTGGGTCATCAGTTCTATTGTTTAAGTCACTTAAGTATTCCCTGATACGATTATCCTCAACCATTCCTTCTTTATCAAAACCAAAATTATCTGCCATGATGGATACCTAATTCTTTTTCGGTGACAATTTTAAATTCAACTCTCTTATCTTTACACCATTCATCTGCTGCTTTCCATTTTGCTTGGTTAGTTGCATAGGTTTTACATTCGTAGAGATATGATTGAGTCACTTTTTTTCTTTTCTTTGGTGGTCTTGTTTGTTTAGCAGGTTTGACTTCAATTACATAGGTTTTAATGTTGCCTGTGTTTTCTTTTACCTTTATGATAAAGTCTGGAAAGTATCTACGAACTTTACCATCAGGAGCACGGTATGGTATCCAAAATTCTTCACTTCCCCACTGTACAATATTTTCATTTAAGTCGCACCAATGACAGAATTTATTCTCCCATGAACTACGACAGATAATATTATTAACATTACCCTTATATTTCTTTGGGTTTCTGGGTTTGTAAATACTCTTTTTGCTTTCGGCCATACATAATATATAAGGTAAAAATTATTTATAGATGGCACAATTAGGAAAGGCAAGATCTGTTTCTAAGATAAAGTCTGAGCTGTTAAGACCAGCTACTACTTCTGTTTTTGAAGTAGAAGTTCCTGTACCTAATAGTAATGCAGGTCTAAGAAGTAATGATAAGTTGAACTTGATGTGTTCAGAGGCATCTCTTCCTGGTTCATCACTTGCTACGATGGAAATCAATAATGATTTTCCAGGAGTTACTGAGAGGTATGCTCATAGAAAGATTTTTGATGATAGGTTAGACTTAACTTTTTATGTTGACGCAAAAGCATATGCTCCTATTAGATTTTTTGAAACATGGATGAAGTCTGTTGTTAATGAGGATATTTCAGATGCAAAGTCTAAGTCATATCATTATGAATTAAATTATCCTGATTCATATATTGCAGACCAAGGATTGAAGGTTAGAAAATTTGAGAAGGATAGAAAACAACTTTTAGAATATGAATTTTTTAGAGCATATCCTATACAGATAACCTCAATGCCTGTGTCTTATGAGGCATCATCTTTATTAAAGTGTACAGTATCAATGACATATTTAAGATACTTGATTACATCTGTGGTTACTGATAATAGTCCTTCACTTTTTGATCCTTTATCTCAGGCAAGTAGAAATAATTTCTTTGCTTCTTTGGTTGGTAGATTAGTTGATGCAGGTGTTGATTCAGTTACTGGTAATGATTTGTTGGGTGATATTGCAGGTGGAATTGCTTCTGGAATGATTCAAAATCTTCAAGACTAAGTGCTCAAGAATAGTGTATAAATAAAGTACACTGAATTGTATTAGGATATCATGCCTTTACCAAAAATTGCCACCCCGACTTATGAGTTGGAGTTACCTTCTACTGGAGAGGTAGTTACTTATAGACCGTTTCTTGTTAAGGAAGAGAAGGTATTGGTAATTGCTTTAGAGAGTGAAGATACAAAACAAATTACTAATGCTATTAAAGCAGTATTGAAGAACTGTGTTCTCACAAAAGGAATTAAAGTAGAGAAACTTCCTACTTTTGATATTGAATATCTGTTCCTTAACATCAGAGGTAAGTCTGTTGGTGAAGAATTGGATGTTAATGTTATATGTCCTGATGATGAAAAGACTACCGTTCAGGTTAGTATTAATTTAGATGACATACAAGTTATTAAGAATGACGACCATGATAATAAAATTAAGTTAGATAATAACTTAATGATGGAGTTAAAGTATCCATCTCTTGATCAGTTTATTAAAAATAACTTTGAGTTTGATGAGAAGAATGCAATGGCACAATCATTTGAATTGATTGCTACCTGTATTGATAAAATTTATACTGAAGATGAGGTATGGGCATCTGCTGATTGTACTAAGAAAGAGTTAAATGAATTCCTTGAGTCAATGAATTCCAGTCAGTTTAAAGGTATTGAAACTTTCTTTGAAACAATGCCTAAATTATCTCATACTATTGAGGTAACTAATCCTAAGACAAAGGTGAAGAGTGAGGTAGTACTTGAGGGATTAGCGTCTTTTTTCGGGTAGGGATGTCTCATATGAGTCTGGAGAATTACTTTAGACTTAATTTTGCCCTACTTCAGTACCATAAATATAGCTTGACAGAGATTGAAAATATGATGCCTTGGGAACGAGACATTTATGTGGGTCTTCTTCAACAACATCTTGAAGAAGAAAGACTAAAGCAACAGCAAGCACAATCTAATGCCTAGTAATAGTAAGAATACAAATATAATAGGACAATTAAGGGGGAAGCATGACCCTCATTATAAGCTTGCGTCTAGAGTTGATGTAATTGAAAATCAGTTAACTGACTTACCAAAGATACATTCTACATTAAGTAAGTCCTTTGGGATGCAAAGGAAAACTTTACGTCGAGTGATGGGATTGGAAGGAACCCAATCTTCACTCCTCTTTAGAGTGATTGGATTGGAGGAAGTAGTCACTGGAGATGCACGGAAGAAACCAAAGGGTGAACCAGAGGGTGATAGACCTCTTAATATGTTAGATGGTCCTGGTGCTTTTGATAGAGGTGATAGAGGTGGAAGATATACTGATGGTGCTCGACAGAAAGTTGGTGTTAGAGATGATTGGGGTGATATTGATGATGGTTGGAGTGGTACTTCAGGTAGAGATGGTGCTGCTGGCAGACCTCTTCAAATGTTAGATGGTCCTGGTGCTTTTGATAGAGATAGAGGATTCAGAAGGACAAGGATTAGTGCAGAAGATTTAAAGAGGGGTAGTTCTCAAGAAACTATTGAGGAAAGACTAGAGAGACTTGAAAGAAATGAAAAAGAAACAAGGGAAGCTGAGATACATTCAGGAAGTATAGAACATATAGAAACTACAACTGGTATTGATGCAGAGACTGGAGAACCATTAAGTGCTGAAGAAAGGAAGAAAAGATTTAAAATAAGAACTGGTAAGATTAGGGCAGAAGATATAAAGAAAGGAACTGCTGTAGAAGGAGCAGAGGGAGCAGCAAAAGTTGCTGCTGATACTACGGGTGCAAGTGCTCTTGCTATTCGTAAAGGACAATCAGATGTAAGTGGTTCAGATCTTGTACCACCAGAGGCAGAGGGTGAGCAAGATGAAGGTGATAAACCAGAAAAGAATATTCTTAGTGGACTTGGTAAACATGTTTCAAAGATTGCTGACACAGTAGATTCTATCTACGAGACTTTACAAAGCCAGTTTAATGAGCAGAAGGATACTAAAGAAGATGCTCGTGTACAGAAAGAACAGAAAGATGCTGAGAAACAAGAAAAGAATTTAGAGAAAGGTGGTCTTGGTAAAGGTATACAGAAAGCAGCAAAAGAAGTATTCAAACCTTTTACAAGTATTTGGGATAAGTTTGTTAATTTTTTAAAAACTATCTTGGTTGGAAAGGTAGTGATGAAAATTTTAGATTGGTTTGGTAACCCAGAGAATACAGACAGAGCGAAGTCATTAATTAGATTCCTTAAAGATTGGTGGCCTGTTTTATTAGCAAGTGTTATGGCATTTATGCCAGCTCTCTTAGGAACAGGTGGGATGATTATAGGAACGGTTATATTATTAGCTTGGGCTATTCCTAAGATTATTGATGCTGTTAAATGGGTGATGAATGTCCCCAATATGATAGGAAACTTCCTCAAAGGTGGTGCTAAAGATACTGACAAGTTAGAGAAAGATTCTTTAAAGGAATTAGAATCTGAAACAAAAGGTCTTGACCCTACTGCTGGAGAGGAAGGAGGAAAAGATCCTTTAGATGAGGCAAAGGCAGAGCAAGGAGGAGAAAAACCACCTCTGGAATTTGATAAGCAATCAGATTTACAGAAGGTTGAACCTGTTAAGATGAATGAAGGTGGATCAGTTCCAGGAAAGGGTGATAAAGATACCGTTCCTGCCATGCTTACTCCTGGTGAGTTTGTTATGTCGAAGGATGCTGTAGAAAAGTATGGTGCTAAAACTTTAGCAGGTATGAATGCTGCTGCTGGTGGTACGAATATTCCAACATTAGGTCCTGCTGGTGGAGATGAGAAGAAGAATAAGAAGCAACCAAATTATATGATTCCCCATTTTAGTGGTGGAGGTAAGCAGAAATCTGCTGATGAGTTTAGTAATTTATCTGGTACAGGTGTTGTAACTGATCCAAAAAAGAAAAAGGCACAAGAAGATTATATGCTTCATTGGGTTAATAAAGAAAGAGTAGAATTTTTGGGATTACCTCCTTTAGAGAAACTAACATATGCTCAAGGTGTGGAACTTACAGAGATGATGGGACCAGGTCCAAAAACAACAGAAACAATGAATACTCATTTTGATTTTGATAAGATGCTTAAGACTACAGCAAGAACAAAAACAAGAGGTGATGAAATGATTAGTGATTATTCAGTAACTCAGTTAACAGAAGAAGATAAGCAGCAGTATCTTGCATCAAATCCTAGTATGAGACTTTCACAAGACCTTTTGAATGAGTTTGAAATGGATGAATTAGGTGCTGACATATCTGCAAGTGCAAAAATGAATGGTGGTGGTTTGGTTCCTGCATTTAATGGAGGTGGTTTAGTTGGTAATAATTTAGTTCAATATTATAATCAAGGTGGTATTGTTAAGAATATGTTTGGTGGTGCTAAGACTGCTTTTAATATGCTTCCTCAAGTTAGAGCAGCGAAATGGTTGGGTGGTAAAGCAAAGGATATGTTTAGTAGAGGCAAGGAATTTGTTGGTAATGCATTAGATAAATCTGCTGGTATTCCTCCTCCTTCTACTGGGAATAAAGTAAAGGTTCTTCCACTTCCTGCACCAGGAGCTCCACCTACTTCAGATGATGTAACAGCTCCTCCAGCAACTTCTATACCATCTTTTAGTGTGGTTCATCCTGGTAATAAGACTGCGAAGCAAAAGACATTGGGGATAACGAATTGATATGGCTTGGGCAGCATTAGGAAAAAAATTAGCAACTGGAATGGTTAAAGGTAAGGCAAAGAAGATTGCCACCGATAAGTTATTGAATCGAAAGAAAAAGAAAGAAGTTAAAAGACCATCATTAGATGAACTTATTGCAGAGATTAGAGGTGGTGGAGATGAACCATCAAAAGGTGGAGAACTTATGGTGCGTCCTACCACTTCTTTAGTTCCTAATCCTACTGGTGGTATTCAGAAACATACTGGCAATGAAGGTGAGTATGGTAGTATAGAAGATAATCTTATTAGAATTAAATCTAAAACTATATCTATTGACCAAGTATTAAAGGGTACTCTTGCTGCACAGAAGGCAAGGAAGGCAGACCAAAGGAAATCAGAAGAGCAAGCAGCTGCAGCAGGAGCAGAATCAAAACTTGAAGGTAAGGGTAAGAAAAAGAAAGGTCCAGGACTGAAAAGATTGATGCCTAAAGTAGCAATAAGTGCATGGGAAAGGTTAAAGAACTTTTTTACTAATATTGTTTTTGGTTATGTTGCTATACAATTATTACCATTACTTCCTACATTACTTAGATTTGTTAAGGGATTATCTGATTTTATTGGATGGGTTACTGATATTGGGTTGGGATTATTAACTGGTCTTACAACTCTTATTGATTGGGGATATAAACTTTATGATATGGGAATGGGACTGGTAAAGAATCTTGTAGGTGAAGAGGGTGCAGAAAAGTTAGGAGAATTTATGGGAGTGATTAAGGATCTCTTTACGGGATTCTTAGTATGGAAAATTATTGGTAAGAAAATATTTGAAGCAGTAACTAAGAGTATAACAAGAGCATTTAGAATTGCCAAAGTAATAGTTAAGAGAGCAATTAGATTTGCTAAGAATTTTATTAAGAATGCGGTTAACTTTGCAAAGAATATAGCATCAAAGGTTGGTAAAAACTTGATGAAGATACCAGGAGTTAAGAATGTAGTTGGGAAAGTTGCTGGTTTTGGAAAAAATTTATTAGGTAAAGGTGCAAATATTCTTAGCAAAGGTAAAGGATTATTTAGTAAAGGTGCAGGATTATTTGGTAAAGGTGCTGGTGCTGCTAAAGGTGTTGCAGGTAAAGTAGCGGGTAAAGCAGCAGGTAAAGTTGGTGGAATAGCAGCGAAGATATTTGGTAAGGCAGCTAAGTTTATTGCTCCTGCTATTAAAACTGCAATGCCAGCAGTAAAAGGATTCCTTGGAAGGATTCCTATAATGGGACCTCTTATTGTAGGAATTGTTTCTTTAATAGCAGGAGACCCTCCAGGCAAGGCAATATTTAAAGCATTTGGTGCTGCATTGGGTGGAGCACTTGGAACCTTTATACCTATTCCTGTTATTGGTACATTGATTGGTGAAACAATTGGTGTGTTTGTTGGTGAGTTATTATATTATCTGATTATAAAACGAGATCCTAAAGCAGCATTTAACTTCCTTAAAGATAGCTTTATGAAGATCTTTAATGTAGGAAAGAATATATTTCTATTCTTTAAGGAAGGATTTGGTAGGTTTATTAATACATTCCCGATGGTCAAGTTCCCTGCGAAGAGCATTGGGACAATGGTGGCTGATTTCTTAAGCATTAATCCTATCTATAAGAAATTATTAGAATGGGAAGTTCCTGGTTGGAAGGTTATACCTAAAGCAATTAGAGGATTTTCTTTAGGTAAGATGTTAGATACTCTTCCGAGTATACCAGAGATATTAGGAAAGATATTCAGTTTACATCCTTTATTAAAGAAGTTGGTTAAAGATGGTAAGGTAGAAGGGTTCCCTGCAATCTGGCAGTTAATGAATCCTGCCTTTATGATTAACCATTTGAAGGAATCATTCTTCCCATCTAAAGGAGGTGCAGGTTCTCCACAAGTGAGTGCAGTTTCAGGTGGAGGAGGAAAAGTAGGTGGCGGGAAGAAAAAAGAAGATAAAGAAGATAAAGAAGCAAAGAAGAAAGAGGCACAGATAGAGAAGGAAAAGAAGATGGCAGAAATGAAAGAAAAGATTGGTGATGTAGCAGGTAAAGTTGGTGGATTCTTTAAAAATATTGGTAAAGGTATTAAGAATATAGGTGGTAAGATTATAAAGAAACATCCTGCAGTAATGGCAGCGAAGGCTGTTAAGAATGCTGTATCTCCTCCATGTAAGTGTGACCTTACACCAGTAGATGTGGATGCTGTTTCTAAAAAGACAGATGATATTAGTACCTTTGCATCATATGAACAAGGTGCAGAGGAAGAGATTGTTATTCCAATTCCATCTGCATCTAATGAATTACCTCAAGATAAAGTAGCAGAGAATAATTTGATACTTGTTGCTGCCAGTGGTAGTGCAGATTCTACTTTTGATTCTTTATACATCCGTTAAATAGTATAGGAGAAAAGATAAAAAAAATGGCAGCAGAAACTGTATTATCAAGAGCATCAGAACCATCCTTTGTTAAGAAGGTGGAGATTAAATCTAATAAGGAAGGTTCGATTGATGTGGCTAATGGTGTGGTTACTTTAAATTTTTATGAAAGTATTTTGCAGGATACTATTAAGGCTACGGTAGTTTTTAATGATGCAGGAGATTCTATTGAGGGTAAGACTGCTCTTGATGGATTGCCTATTGTTGGACAAGAACGGGTTGCGTTGGAGTTTGAGGATAATAATGGAGTATCAATTGGTTCAACTAAGAAGTTGATTATGTATGTTAATAAAGTAACTCCTATTGTAGATGAATCAACAAAGTCGATGGTTAAATTGGATTTGGTATCAAAGGAATATATTTTAAATGAAAAGATTAGAGTTGCTGAAAGGTTTGATGGTAAAGTATCTGATCATATTAGAAAAATTTATGAAGAGAAAATTTATTTTGACAATCAAAGTTCAGAGTTCCCAAAAGATTTAGACATTGAAGAGACTCAGAATAATTATAATTTTATTGGTAATAATCGTAAGCCTTATTATCTTTTGAATTGGTTGTCTCAGAAATCAGTTCCTGCTGGAGGTGAAGAAAAAACTGCTGGATTTATAACATACGAAACTTCTGATGGGTTTCATTTTAAATCTATTGATTCCTTAATGGATAAGGAAAAAAATAAATTTAAGAAGTCTCTTATCTACACCAATAGTGCGGGAGAAGAAATTCCTGCTGGATATGATATGAGAATACTTGAGTACGATAAGGATAATGCAATCAATGCTCAGGAGAAACTTCAGTTGGGTGCATATGATACTCGTATAGTTACCTTTAATCCTTTTGATTGTTACTATGAAGTTATTACTGGGTCTGCAGATAATACGACAGGTGCACAACAGAATGCAAACTCTGCAGCATCTCAGCCAATCAAACATGCAGGTAAAGAATTACCTACAATGAATGAGGAATTTAATAGGCCAGGTGATAGAAAGAATTTTTCTCGTACTACTTATTTCTATCTTGATGTAGGTTCTCTTCCTGGAAAACCAGATTCTGATGGTAGTTCAGAAGATATTAAGAAGTCAACTGATGAACAACTTACTAAGTCAAAGGAAGAAAACTTTAAGTACAAATCTATTGTCAATCAGTCTGTTAGGAGATATAATCAGTTATATTCCTCTAAGATGACCATAACTATTCCTGGAGATTTTTCTCTCCATATAGGAAACTCCCTCTTCATTGATGTTCCAATGTCATCAAAAGAAAAAGAGGATGATGTAAATGCCGAAGATGGGGGTCTATATATTATAGTAGATTTATGTCATTATCTGTCTGCTAAAGGAACTTATACCAAATTAAATCTGGTAAGAGATTCTGTAGGTAGAGAGGGAAATCATCTTCAACGTTCCTAATTAAAACTATGACTATTAAGCACGATTTAGATCACGAGGTCTACATTGACCCTAAAGATGGTAAGGAGCATACTAATCATGGTATGCATGAATATACTAAGGAAGATTTAGAAAATTCTCATGCGTATTATGAAGAGTA